TGCCCTGGATTGGTTTGAGGCGGCAGGTGCCCTGTCCGTGAAGATCGACGGCGCTCCCGCTATTGTCTGGGGACGCAATCCTGCCACGGGTAATTTCTTCGTGGGCACCAAAAGTGTCTTCAACAAAGTTAAAATCAAAATCAACGAATCCCATGCGGACATTGATGCAAACCACACGGGTGAAGTTGCAAAAATTCTGCACGCTTGTTTTGATTGGGTTCCTCATACAGACGCCATTTATCAGGGGGATTTTATTGGATTTGGCGGAGAGTCTGAATACACTCCCAACACTATCACTTACAGTTTCGGAGAAGTAATTCACGAAGAAATCATCATTGCTCCGCACACCCGTTATGAGGCAAATGATGACCTTCGTGATAGTTGGGCAATCCCTCTGACTGTTAACCTGGAGGACGGACATAACTGTAAGTTTGTGAAACCCAAGGCACGCATCTTCTCTGGTGATTATACCAAGTGTGCAGGGTCGTTTGGTGACCTTTCCGAGGTGATTCAGTTCGCTAAAGTAATGGCACAGACTGTGACCTTTGTTGATGAGAAGAAAGCAAAGCAAATTAAGCAGGAACTGAATAAGTGTATCCGTGAAGGTGTGGAGATTGATGATAATGCATTTGACTGTGATTACACTCTGATTGCTTACTGGAAACTGATCAAATCTATCAAAGATGATGCACTCTTCCTTTGCCGCAATGATGGTCCTGCTGCTTACATTGGATCTGATCGAATTGACTCCGAAGGTTATGTCTACAGCAATGAGTTTGGTACAATGAAACTGGTCAATCGTGAGCGTTTCAGTTATGCCAACTTCAACAACGCGAAGTTTGTGTGCCAGTGAGCGTACTGTCCACTCATGCCCCCTGGGCGACCCCTTTACCCCTTATACTGACTTCAGTCAAACGAAACGACATGACCGCACAGACCTACAACGGTTGGACCAACTACGAAACCTGGAATGCCGCCCTCTGGATCCAGAACGATCAGTTCCTCTACAACACCGCTAAGGCGATCGTTGAGTTTGCAGAACCCGACTGCACCCCTATGGGGAACTGGCGGCGGTTTGTCCGCTGCATGATGGAAGGGCAGGTTGGTCGCTTCCTGGGTGCTACTGGCGACGGCGTTCGCTGGGATGACCCTGCCATCAACTCCTGCGAAATGGGCGCTCTCTTTGAGGAGATTGAGGAAGAACTCTCCTGAGGGGTCGGACCCCCTTTCCTTTCCAAACCACAAACCAACATCCTACCATGACCCGCGACCTGGCAACCTCCCTCCTGAACCGTGCCGCCGATGGCACCCAGCTGCTGGCGATCCTGGAGACGATCGCCACCGATCTGGAAACCCAGGGCATCGAAGAGACTGCCGCCCATTATGCTGCCATCTCTGCCCCGACTGCCGACCCGATCGCTTTCTGAAGTTTTGTGACTGACCCCCGATCCTGCCGCCCGATGCTGTAGGATATGGGGGTCAACGCAATCGACCCGTGGCATCCCCAATCAAAGTCCGCGACGCCCGCCGCATGATCCGTAAGGCAGGCGGCACGATCAAATCAGGGGGCAACCACGACAAGGTGACCCACCCCCTGATCCCTGGATCCTTCTCCCTCCCTGCTCATGGAAGCAAGGGACGCTCAACTCTCTCCCCTGGTACGTCCTCGAATTTTCTTAAGTTCCTTTCTCTCATGCTGACGGCAAAGGCATCCGCTGCCTGATTCGTGCTACAATTCCAAAGCAACCGACACCGACTCATGACCAAGCGCAACCCCACCTGCTTCCGCCTTGCCTCTGACATCAGCACCCGCCAGCAGGGGTGGGTCAGCAGTAACACCCTGCAGGGCACAGCACACAGCGCCGCCCTCATTGCTGGGGTGTTCGCTGAGACCTTCCATGATGAGGCAGTTGCTAAGATCCCCTGCTTTGAGTGACCCTCATTCGTTCGTGAATCAGCAGTGCCCCGCCGTGCCCCCCTGGGCGGGGTCGCCGCCGTGTATATAAAACCCATGGGTCCCCCTAGTCTACAAAGTGTTACGATCGACCTCTAAATTCTTAAAGCTCATATATAAAATCAATGAACGAAAACACAGAGATGCAAAAAAATCCGGAGGAAAATTTTACGACCGTAGAAGTCGATCCAATAACTGGAGAGTATTATGTGACGATTCCGGAGTGGATACTGAATGATTTTGGGTGGTACGAAGGCACCACAGTGAACATGGAAGTCGAGGGAGACTGTATCGTGATAACCGAAGTGAAGGAAGATTGACTTATACTAGATAATACTGTATGATACTGAAGTAATTACACTCTATTATGGCTAAAGGATTTACCGTAAAAGCAAAGGCACCCACACCATCACAAAGCGAAGCAGAGTGGGACTATGATAAAGCAAAAGAGATGATCAGAGGAAAGGCAATTGTCTTTTGTCTTCCTGGACGTGGAGTCTCATATACATATCTGAAAAATTTTGTGCAATTGTGTTTTGATCTTGTACAAAACGGAGCAAGTATTCAGATTTCCCAAGACTATTCATCGATGGTGAATTTTGCAAGATGCAAGTGTCTGGGTGCGAATGTGCTGAGAGGACCTGACCAAATTCCCTGGGACGGGAAGTTAAAGTACGACTATCAGTTGTGGATTGATAGTGACATTGTTTTTAATACCGAAAAGTTCTATCAGTTGGTTCTGATGGATAAAGATATTGCCAGCGGTTGGTATTGCACAGAAGACGGCAGAACGACCTCAGTAGCGCACTGGATGGAAGAGGATGACTTCCGTAATAATGGCGGAGTCATGAATCACGAAACGCTTGAGAGCATCTCCAAGCGTCGTAAACCATTTACAGTTGATTATGCAGGATTTGGATGGTTAATGATTAAGCACGGTGTCTTTGAGCACGAGGGTATGAAGTATCCCTGGTTTGCACCTAAAATGCAAGTCTTTGAGTCTGGAGAGGTTCAGGATATGTGTGGAGAAGATGTATCATTCTGTCTGGATGCAAAGGAAGCAGGTTTTGAAATCTGGTGCGATCCTCGTATCAGAGTCGGTCACGAAAAGACAAGAGTGATTTGAGATGGCTGACGAGTCTTACAATATCTACTGTAAGGGACGTAAACTGTACTCTAACTTGACAGAGGAGGAGTATTTCGATATGATGGAGGACCTGTCGATAGAGTATTATCAGACAGGTTCTCCAAGACCTGAAGATCTTGAAACTGAAATTATTAGGAGATTAACAAATGGCTATGCGTAAAGGTGGCGGTTATGTAGAGGGCGCACCGAAGAAAACTCGTCAAGGAGCAGGTATGAATACTAAGTATGCAGCGTCTTCTCGCAATAAAGCAAAGAAGAAGTATCGCGGTCAAGGTAAGGGTTAAATAAGACAGTCAATAAAGTCTTATGAGTTGTTTAATCACCAACCTTCCATCTGTTGAGGTATGGGTTCGTAAAGAATACCTTACAGACCATCAAAGTGGTCATGGTGAATTTGTCAAGGGCGTTTGGGTTTCGGCAAAGTCGATTCCTGGACGCGCTTTTTATTTTGAGACTTATTTGCCAGAATATGCGGCAATGTATGATAAGTTACCAATCAGTGCCTTTTTGTCTCGTCCAGAAACACCAGACCCTGATATGAACTTACCCAACTTACAGTTTTGGAACTGTATGGATTATGGTGTCGTTAGTATTGACAAAAAATTCATTGGTGGTATGGACTTTGAGTGTTATACACGGGACTTTGGCATTCAGAAAGGTACATATGTCTGCACGATCGACAATTATCACCGCGATCCAGACATGGTGGACTGGGCAACAAGTGAAAATCCTGCCGAACACAAGTCTCATAACCTTATCGAACTGAATAATGGTCAATATGCATTGTATCCAAACAATCGACTACGCATTTTTGACAATAGTTTGACACCTGCAGAATCAAAAATACCCGATTTTAAGGTTTCGACTCAATATTATCAGGTAGAATGTGGTTATGATCGTCTTGGTATGGGTGATGAGGACGAATATCACTGGAAAACTGCTCAAGAACGTGAAAATAAATAGCAATAAGGGATAGCAACCCCTCTAAAAGTTCTGATTTTAACGAATCAGGAGCTAAAATGGGAAATTCACCTGTGGATAGAAACAAAGAATACATGAGAGAGATGTGGGGAACCACAAAACTCGCCTCAGACTATGGTTCAATGCAACAAAA